GGCCCGTTTGACGGTGTTTTTTCTATCGAATTTCATAAAACGGGCGCTTATGAGATTTCGACACCATACGCTGCGTCTGATGTTTTTGAGTTGGTAATTACGCAGTCGGCTGACGTTCTTTATATCGCGCATGAGGATTACGCGCCGCGCAAGCTATCCCGCACTGGTGATACGAATTGGACGCTGACGGAGATTGATTTTCTCGACGGTCCTTATAATGCGACGAATACCAGCACGACAACGCTTGCGCTTTCCGGCACGACCGGAAGTGTGACGGTCACGGCGTCGGCCAATACATTCGCGTCAACTGATGTGGGTCGGTCTATTCGCTGGCGTGATCCGGCGAGTGATTGGACATGGCTTGAAATCACCGCTTACACCAGCGCCACGCAAGTCACCGCGACCATTCGCGGAGAAAATGCGTCGGCTGGAACGGCAACTGAGAACTGGCGCTTGGGCGCGTTTAGTGATACGACCGGATATCCGGCTGTTGTCACCTTTTTTGAACAAAGACTTGTTTGGGGCGCTACGACAGAACGACCACAATCAATGTTCTTTAGCGTGTCGGCTGATTATGAAAATTATGCGCCAACGGAGCGCGACGGCACGGTGGTCGATGATAACGGCTTTGTCTATACCATCGCCACCGACCAAGTGAACGTCATTCGGTGGATGCGTGCGGGGCGCGTGCTTTCGGTTGGCACTGCTGGCGGTGAATTTATTGTTTCGCAGGGCGACACGAACAACCCGATCAGCCCGACGAATACGCGGGTTGTGCGGCAGACCACGTTCGGATCGGCTCAAGTTACGCCGCCGCAAGTCGGTAACTCGGTTTTGTTCTTGCAACGGGCGTCCCGCAAGGTGCGAGAATACGTTTATCAATTTGAAACTGACGCATACACCGCGCCCGACTTGTCCATTCTCGCAGAACATATCACCGAAGGCGGCGTGATTGATATGGCCTATCAGCAAGAGCCGGACAGCATCGTTTGGATGGTTCGTTCTGACGGAACGCTTTTAGGCATGACATACGAACGCGCCCAAGACGTTGTGGGCTGGCATAAGCACACCATTGGCGGCACTAACGCCAAAGTCAAAAGCGTGGCTGTTATCCCATCCGAGGACGGCACACGCGATGATTTGTGGCTAATTGTTGAACGCATAATAAACGGCGCGACGGTGCAACACGTTGAATTTATGACCGCAGGGTTGCCAGAAGGAGCGACAACGACAACGCAAGCTACGTTTCTTGACAGTATGCTCACATACAGCGGCGGCGGCGTTAAGACGCTTACCGGATTGGATCACCTTGAGGGCGAAACTGTGTCGGTTTTGGCCGATGGCGCAACGCATCCTGACGTAACGGTGTCGAGTGGTTCTGTTACCCTTTCTAGGACGGCCACAGTCGCCCATGTGGGCCTTCCGTACACTTCGACGCTCCAAACCTTACGGATAGAGGCTGGTGCGTCTGACGGCACCGCACAAGGCAAGAAAAAGCGCATTTCTCGGATCACCTATCGGTTTTATAAAACCTTGGGCGCAAAGCAGGGGCCGGATAGCGATTCGCTGGATTTAATTCCGTTTCGTTCATCTGCCGATAGCCAAGACGCTCCTCCTGCGCTATTCTCTGGTGATAAGGAAGTCGAGTTTCCGAGAACGTGGGATAAAGACGGATACATAACCATCGTGCAAGATCAACCATTGCCTATGAGTGTGGTGGCGATTATGCCCGAATTAAACACGACGAAGGTGTGATATGTGTGTAGGTCCAGAAGCAATGATTGCGTTAGGCGTTAGTAAGGCGTCGGCAGCTACAGCGGCCACAGCGGCTTCCGTTGCTATGGGCGCGTTGACGGGTGTTTCTGCGCTCGGCTCTATTCAACAAGGCCGTAGCCAAAACAAGATCGCCCAATACAACGCGCAAGTTGCCGAAAACCAAGCCATCGCCGCTCGGCAAAAAGCGGAATATGATGAAGAACGCCAGCGCACGATGATTGCGCGGATGGGCGGCACACAACGAGCAAACATCGCCGCTGGTGGGGGTGAGTTGTTAGATGCTGGTGACGTTCTAGGGTTTAGCGCCGAGGAAGCTGAATTGGACGCGCTGGCGATCCGGTATGGGGGGCAGATGAATGCGTCGGCAGCGCAACAGGCGGCGACACTTCGACGCGCAGAAGGCAGGGCGGCGCAAAAGCAAAGCTATTTCAACGCTGGCTCAACTCTTTTAACAGGGGCAAAAGGCCTCTCACTTTTGGCATAGGCAAAGATAATGGCACGAGTTCCGGTTTATCAAAGACAGCAGAGCATCCCCGGTACGACAGGGCAGCAATATGCGTCTATGTCGTTGGCTGGCGAAAACAATATGGCGCAGATTACGGGCGCTGTTAGTGAGGTTGCTGGTGCGCTACAGGCGGCAGGGGAGCGTATTCAGTCAAGAGAGGATGGCGTTGCGCGAAGAAAAGATTTTCGTTCTTTCGCGCAAGCTGCTCAAGATGAATTTGATCGCATTGAGGCTGAAGGCGTACCAGATGCGAGTGGAAACGTGCGCGGCATGGACAGCAAGGACGCTGTTCTTGCGTACAAGAAAAGCCTCGCAGATTTAAGGTCGAAAGCACTTGAAGCGCATACTGGCTCCGAGGATAGTCGGGCGAGACTTCAAGAGCGCATTGAAGAACAAATCACCAGCTTAGAGGCTGGATTTATTGCAAAGCATAATTCTGCAACCCGCGCCATTATGGATGAGGAATGGAATACGGAAATAGGCACTATTTCTGCCGCTGTTGCGCGTGGAGATATGACGCTTGCGGAAGGCAATGTCGCTGTTGCTAAGTTGGCAAAAGAGGACGGCGATTTTGCCAAATCATACGATAATCTTGAAATGGTTTCTAAAATTGAGGCCGCACAAGGAACAATGATCGTCGGCAGTCTCAATCGCATGATTGCAATGGAAGAATATGATGATGTTGAAAGGCAATTAAAACAACAAAGCGTTATCGACTCGTTGCCGCCGCAGGAATATCAAAAATTGGTTACTGACCTTGCTGTTCACAAAAAAGCAAGAGCCGACCTTGCGGCAGAGCGCAGTCTTGCGCGTGAGGAGCGTATGCGCGAATTGGGTGTGACCGATATAACTCGCGCCACGCCAGCGCAACAAAGCTACATCACGACAGGCAAATGGGCCTCTGGCTTACAGCCAACAGCCGTTCAGCAAAACATGGCTTACCTCAATTCGCTTGATCCCAATTCTCAAATTTACCGAGACACAAGGCAAGTCATGGGGCTTGATCCTGTTTATAATCCAAAAACAGATCAAGACCATCGTGACCGCGTTATTTTTGAGCAGCATAAACGCGGCGAAAACGTCATGGCTGGCGAGGAAGCGGAATATGTTAAGGCGCGGCTGGCAGATGATCCAGATTATCTTAATAGAATGGATCAGCGGGTTAATTACATCCCGGCACGCGAAGGTCTTGAGGATGTATCAAATCAAATCCATGAAAACTATACGGTGGCAGTTAAAGCCCTGTTTGCCTTGACTGATACAGAGCCGCTAACAGACAATCCGCAGGACATTCAAAACGCTATCAATGAGGCGAAAATCAAGGCTCAAAATGGCCAGTTTGCTAATTGGGTTGGTGGCGTTTATGGCGATGTTGCCGCGTTTGCCGACCCGGAAAGCAAGGCGGCGACATTCCGTGGTCTTTTGCCCAAATTGCAGTTGACGGCGTTGATGGATACGCTTCAAAAACTCAAAGCTGAAACTGGCGCTGTTGGCCAAACAACAGAATTTGAAAGCAAACTTTACATGGGTTCAGACGGAACGCTTGACCCTGATAATGTCGCGCCGACTGCCGACACACTTGTTAAGCTGATTAACGAGTTACCGAAAACTTTGGAAAAGCAACGCGCCAATTTCCAATCTGGTATGTCTCTCGTTTTGCCGGAACAAGGTTATACGCCACCACCGCCGCCGCCTGAGAGTTATTTGCGCGGTCGCGCTCGCATGATTGAGGGCGAAGATGGTGTCCCAGTTGTCCCGCTTGACCAATTCCTGCCAAACAAGACGCCCACGGCTCAACCCGCGACAATTCAGCAGCAACCACAGCAACCTCAACAGGCAACGCCGCAGCCCGTTGCTGCCGTGGCACCAGTTGAGCAAAACACCGCCGCCGCCACGCCGGGAGAAATGAAAACAGCTATGGATTTGGCTGGTGGGGTCGAGCAAGTTGTCACTGATGGCAGCGTGCAACTTCCAGATGGTCAAGTTGTTGAAATGTCTGCAATTAGGGATCAGATGGTGGCCGGTGGCTTGTTCGCAGATGACCCGGAAATGCAAGAGGCTTATGAATTGCTCTCTATGTCCGGTGACAGCTTGATGAATGATGATGTAATCACGTTGCCTAGCGGTCGAGAAATCTCCACGGCTGAAATTAGAGACAGATTTTTGACGGGTGGAGTGATCTAATGACCCAAGCCGGTCAGGTTCGCAGATTGAAATATGGCGGCATGACGTTTAGCGTGCCTGACGATTGGGGCGACCAAGAAATTAACGCGGCGCTCAATAACTATCGTCAGACGCCTCAATTTGACGCGTCTATTGATAAGCGCACAGGTGCGCCAAGTGATGTTCGTTTAAAAGTTAATTTAGCGCAGAAAGAAGAAGATCGGCTTTCTGAATTGAGAAAACATTTTCCTGACGCTGTACCTTACGGCGATGGAAACTTTGTTTATACCGACCCTAAAACAAAACGCCTTGTGTTATTTGACGAAACAAAAGGCGGGCTGTTTGGCAGTGGCTTTACGCTCAAAGACACTTACGACATTGTGCGCGAAGGCGCTCAAGCGGTCGGCGGGACGGTCGGCGCTGTCACTGGCGGCGTTGGCGGCGCTGTTGCCGGAACAGCAATCGCAGACGTTGGTGTTGATTTTCTCGCCAGCACCGTCTTAGGCGTTGATGATACGCGATCCCTTGGAGAAATGGCGGTTGACACAGCCACAGCGTCGGCAATGGCTGGCGGCGGCGAGTTAATCGGTCGATATGCGTTGCCGTATGCGTCAAAGGCAATTAAAGGCGTTCTCGGCGCAGATCAAAAGTCTCAAAAGATTTTCCAAGCATTAACGGGATATGACATAACCCCGACCGCTGGCGCTGTGACGCGAGGCCGTGGGGCCGGGTCCATTGAAAGCGCACTGGATGCTGCGCCGACTGCCACCACGCGAATGAAGAACCAAATTGAAAAAGTGGTCAAGGAAACTGAGGCGGCTGTTACCAAAATGGCGTCAAAAGTCGGTAAGGCGCGGTCCCAACAAGAAACTGGAATTAAAGTTCAAGCCGCTGTTGGTGCGGCGCAAAAGCGTTATCATGCTCAAGTTGCCAAGTTAGAGGGCGAGTTGGATCAGGTTATTGGGCCTGATACGATGTTTTCTCTGGATAACATTAAAAAGCTACGGAGTGAATGGGTTGCAAAAATAGAGCAAAGCCCTAACACATTCGGGCCAAAGTACAAGGGGGCTATTGCTCAAATTGACGGGATGCTTGCTGACGCCTCAGTGAATAATGGCGTTATTCCGTATCGTATGTTTCGAGAACAAAGAAAAGACTTTCGTATTGTCTCAGAAGCGTTTGAAACTGACGCATTGCAGCGCCCATTATACAGCGACCTTTATAGAGCAATGACTGCTGACCTAAAGGATGGGGTTGATCGTATAGGCGGCGCAGCACTTCGTAAGAAGTGGGACGAGACAATGAAGTTCCAAGCGCAATGGAAGGCAACAAACCAAGACCTTTTTGATAAAATTGCCAAGTATGACGCGCCGGAAAAAGTTTATCGCTTTTTGATGAATGAGCGCACTGACGGCGGCACAGTTCTGACGCGGCTAAAAAATGAATTTACGCCGGAAGAATGGTCCGATGTTTCTGCAACAGTTTTGCAAAAACTTGGATATAAACGAATTGGCAATGAATTGGACACAGAGTTTTCCATCAACACATTCGTTACAAATTACGGCAATATCGCAGACGAAGCTAAAGACGCATTTTTTGGCGCAAAAGGGTCTGAATTGCGAACGGGATTAGACGAGTTATTTGGCCTGATGAAAGATATGTCTGAAAGCGCAAGACTTAAAAACTTTTCCAATACGGCGCGTGCAACATTTGCCCTTGATACGCTTTCCGCGCTTGGCATTGACGTTTCAAACATTGGCGTTGCTGGTCTAACTGGTCAGCCGGGAGGAATGGCCGCTGGCGCTGCTCGGATGGCAGGAAATGTGGCGGGGCGATTATTGTTTCCTAATCAAATAGCAAAGCTAATGACTTCTCCGCGCTTTGTTAAATGGCTTGCGTCACCAGTTAATTCGACCAGCGAAATTGGTGGTAAGATTGGTCAACTCTTAGCTATTGCCGCAGAAGAACAATACATTGCTGAAGAAATATACGACTTCATTGAGGCTTTAGGGCCGCAAGAAGGTGTTAAGCAATGAGTTTCTATGATATAAACGCCCAAGAGGAACAGGCACAATGACCATTTCTAGCACAACTACGGAAGTGATTTATACGGGCGATGGTTCAACAACCGCCTTCCCAACTACTTTTCCGTTTTTCGGCACCAGCACAAGTGCCGAGTTGACTGTTATTGAGCGCACGATTGCGACGGGTGCGGAAACAACGAAAACAAACGGGACTGATTACACGGTGTCCGGCGGTTCCGGCACTACTGGGACCGTCACTGCTGCCGTGGCTCCAGCTAATACGGTTCAATGGCTCATTAAGCGCAACACCACCAAGACGCAAGAAACGGATTATGTTGAAAACGATCCGTTCCCGGCTGAAAGCCATGAGGACGCGCTTGATCGTCTGACGCTGATAGCTCAAGAAGCGGCAGCGGAAGGCGAAAAGGCGTTTAAGTATTCAGACACGTACAGCGGTGGCGCTTCAACGACCGTTCCCGATCCTAGTGCTGGTAAGGCGCTTAAATGGAACGACGCAGGGACTGCGCTAGAAAATTCTGACACTGATCCAGACACGGCGGCTGCGGCGGCAGAAGCAAGCGCCACAGCAGCGGCAGCCAGCGCGGCGGCAGCAGCAGCATCGGATTCATCAGCCGCGACGACTTACGACAACTTTGATGACCGTTACCTTGGTGCAAAAGCAAGCGACCCAACCCTTGATAACGATGGTGATGCGCTAATTGACGGCGCGTTGTACTTTGACACAACCCTTAACGTAATGAAATTTTACGATTTAGGTAATACGGCTTGGAAGCAAACTACACCTACTAGCGCCGACCAAACCAACATCGACGCTGCCGTTGCCAACGCTTCCAATATTAACACGGTTGCAGCTATTGATACTGACGTCACGACTGTTGCTGGCATTTCTGCCAATGTAACTACGGTGGCAGGCAATACGTCTAACATCAACGCCGTGGCAGCAGACGCAACGGATATCGGCACTGTCGCCGGGATCTCATCTGATGTAACTACGGTGGCCGGGATCTCATCTGATGTAACAACGGTCGCTGCTGATAGCACTGACATTGGTACGGTTGCTGGCATCTCTGCTAACGTAACAACGGTTGCTGGCATCTCATCTGACGTGACTACGGTGGCCGGGATTAGCGGCGACGTATCATCTGTTGCGGCACAAGTGATCGGTTACGACTTCTCAACGACCACGGCAATGGCTGATCCCGGCAGCGGCAACGTCCGATTTAACAACGCCACGGTGGCCAGTGTCACGGCGATTGCCATCGACGATTTAGATAAAAACGGCGTCGATCAGTCTGCTTACATTGCTCTGTTTGACGATAGCACCAACACAGTAAAAGGCACGCTGGTCTTCCGTACTGGTGGCGGTGATGTTGCTACCTTTAACATTACCGACCTGACAGACAACACAGGTTGGTTCCAGATTGCTGTGACGCACGTAGCGTCTAGCGGTACGTTTGCAGATGGCGAAGATACTTTCATCGGCTTTACTCGTTCCGGTGACAAAGGTGCTGACGGTGCTGGGTCTGGTGATGTATCTGGCCCCGGTTCTGCGACCGACAATGCAGTCGTGCGATGGGACGGCGCGTCCGGTCAGCTTGTGCAGAACAGCGGCGTCACGATCAACGACAGCGGTGATCTGACTGCAAATAACTTGAGTGGCACAAACACTGGCGACGAAGTTGCAGCGTCTGAAAGCACGGCTGGGGTTGTTGAGTTAGCTACAACAGCAGAGGCAGAGGCTGGAACAAACAATACCAAAGCTATGACGCCCCTGCGGGTCGCGCAGGCAACTTTAGGCCGTCTTGTCTCGGTTCAGGTGTTCACGACTAGCGGCACATGGACAAAGCCGTCTGGCGTCACATCAGTGCTTGTCAAGGTGGTTGGTGGTGGAGGCGGCGGCGGCGGTGTTGGCACGACTGCGGGCGAGATGGCTAGCGGCGGCGGTGGCGCAGGCGGCTACTCTATTGAATTTATCGACGTGTCAGGAACATCGAGCGAGACAGTCACTGTCGGCGCTGGTGGCGCTGGTGGTGTTGGTGCTGCAAATGGGTCAACGGGCGGGACATCTTCGTTCGGGGCTTATTGTTCGGCAACGGGTGGGTCTGGCGGCACTACGCCGGGCGCGTCTGCGGGCGTTCCGGGTTCTGGCGGCGCTGGTGGTTCTGGATCTGGTGGCGACTATGACGGAACCGGAATCGCGGGGGGAACCGCAGAGATTACCAATGGCACGCCTCAACCTCGCGGCGGCACGGGCGGCGGCGAAGGTGGCGCAGCGCCAAACAATTCAAACACGGCTGTTGGCGTTGCAGGAGCGGCGAATACGGGCGGCGGTGGTTCCGGCGCACAGGACCAAGGCACGACGGCACGAAACGGCGGCGCTGGTGGTTCTGGCTATGTGATAGTTTGGGAGTACGCATAATGAAACGTGCACTTATTCAAGGGACGCGAATCGCGCAGATTGTCGCTGACGGTGAGGAGTTCCCGGTAGCAAGCCCACTTTCATGGGCTGATGTTGCCGACGACACGACGACTGAGGACACCTACGAAAACGGTGCTGTCGTAAAGCATCAATATCCAGATTTAACATGGTCAGATATTCGAGCAACTCGAAACAATCTGCTTGCAGCGTCGGATTGGCGAACGATGTCTGACGTGCCTGCCATGTCAAATGAATGGCGGGATTACCGTCAAGCCCTGCGCGACATCCCAGCGACATATTCCAGTCCGAGTGATGTTGTCTGGCCGGTTGAGCCTGTCTAATCATGGACCCGGTAACGATTGGATTAGCCATTGCCGGGGCAAAGAAACTGGTTGAGACTGCCGGTGATCTCAAAGAGATTGTCGGCGGTATCGACAACTTGCTGTCTGCACAGGAAGCCAAGCCGCCTAAAAAGAAAAAACCAAAGACGCGGATGCAGCAAATTTTGAGGATGCGGTCCGGCGACGCAGACTACGACGACGAGACTAGTATCTCGTCTGTTGCCAACGATGTGTTGGA